AGGAAATCAACCTTGTAGCCTGCCTTAGTCAGTTGATGGCAGAGTGCGAATACGTATGAATCCGTTCGACTTTGTAAACGCCATCAATTATACCAAGATTGATGTGGTATCTACCTCGGAAAACCCGGAAAAAGCCGAGAAACTATACAATCCATATTTGGTAAACCGTAGTTTGTCGTATTTTGCGGATACTGTGCTCTATTGCAATGAAATGAACCGATTCCACGAATTAGACAAAAAGCTTCAGTTTGATTTTCTTCTAAATAGTATAAGGAAGAACAAAAGGTTCTCCAAATGGCATAAAGCTGAAGTGGATGAAGATATACAATTGATTTGTGATTACTACAAATGCAGCATTAGAAAAGCAAAAGATATTGTACAAATACTTTCTACTGACCAGCTTAGACAATTAAAAGAAAAAATGAGCGTAGGTGGAGCGAATAGATGATCACAGTAGACAACTTTATTGAAGTCACTCTAAAGCAGAATGATGACTTCCTAAAGGTTAAAGAAACCTTAACAAGAATTGGTATTGCATCAGAGAAGAATAAGACTCTCTACCAATCTTGCCATATTCTCCATAAGAAGGGTAAGTACTATATAGTACACTTCAAGGAGCTGTTTGCTCTTGATGGCCGCCCTTCATCTCTAACAGATGACGACGTTGCAAGAAGAAACACAATTGTTAACCTACTTTCCGACTGGGGTTTAGTTGGCTTGGTAGATGTAGAAAAGACAAAAGAGCCAGTTGCTCCAATGAGATTAATTAAGGTCATTCCATTCAAGCAGAAGAGTGAATGGCAATTAGTAACCAAATACAATATCGGAAGAACAAAGAAAGGTGACGAAAGTGGTCAAAGCGATCAAAGCGAATAAAAGAAAGAAAGCTAAGGCAATTGTAAAGAAGAAAAGAGCAAAGAAGGTTCAAGCTGAGCTTGTAGAGGCTACTGCTCCTTTGGCTGCTGCTTCTGCTGACCCTGATGCTTGGGATTTTGGTGGTGCACCAATTCATTTTGATAAACCATGGGTCCCCGATAGTGTTGACATTGATGGAAAGAAGAGTGATAATGATACTCCAATAACTTTTTGGCAAGCCGTCAAAGAGATGTTTGGATTTAAATTTAAATAGGAGAATACAATGGGTACGTTACTAGTAATCGTTCTACTAGCTGTTGCTGGGTATGTTGTTTGGAAGCTTTTGAAGACTCCAGACCTTAACCAAGATGGTAAGGTAGATGCTCAAGATGTTGTCACTGCTGCTAAGGAAGTCGCTACCGAAGTGAAGGCCGAAGCTGATAAGGTAGTTGAGAAGGTCAAAAAGGTTCGTAAGCCAAGAGCACCGAAAGCAGGCAACTAAACGAATCTCGTTTGGATGCATGCTGTTACCTTGTGAGAACAAGGTATATTTGTAATATGGCATCATTCTTATTACGGCAAAACCACGCGGATGTTGTAACTCCTTGATTCTACAGGAGTTGTAACTCCGCGTTTTTATTAGGATTTTTAAACTATATGTAACCTGTTGATTTTTAAGGGTACTGTATGTTGACCCTAGACGACCGGTACCGTATAGTGCCCACATTGGTTAGGTAGTCTAACTGATACCGAACGACGAGTTCGGGTATTGTTATGTTATGTGAGGATTTATATTATGGCTTCTATTACTATTCCGGGAAATGATGGCCCGTTGTCCATCGAGAATCTGCCGCTCAATAAGGTTGAGCGTGCTACTGTCGCCGCTGAGACGCTTGTCGCTGGTGGTCTTTCGAATACTGCTGTCCTTGGCAAGATGTCGAAGTACCAGACCGAGGCTCAGGTCGACATTCCTGCGTCTGTGACCAAGACGGTCAAGACTCCGAAGGCTGCTAAGGTTGTGGCTCAGGCTGCTCCAAAGGCAAAGCGTGCTAAGGGTGCTAATAACGCCAAGCGTGCTCGTGCTCTCGAGATGTTCAAGGACATGACCGCTCAGGGTCTCTCGCAAGAGAAGATGCTGAAGGCTGTTCAGGACGAACTCAAGATCACTTATGCGAACACGTACTACTACTACTCGCGAGTGTTCAAGAAGGCCTAAGGCAAACCGGAGGCCGGCTTCGGCCGGCCTCCCTCTTTTTGAGGTGGTTATGTTTCAGAAGTTTGATCCAGTGCAGACTAAGAAGTTCTTGGAAGAGGCTAATAACATTGTCGCTACCGTTAGTTCGGTAATGGCGAATGAGGGTAACGACCTCACGTCCAAGGACCTCTACGATCTTGTTGAACGAATTGAGCGGGCAAGGAATCTTCTCTTGACCGTTGGTGACCGAAAGTACTTTATTGAACGCAGCCAGGAGGTTGCATAATGAGTAAGTTGAAGAACGACCTGATTGGCGAAGACTTTAAAAAGCTTCTTGGTGAGATGGTCGCAAGCCCTAATGTTTCGTTGGAAGAGGTTAAGACCTTTTGCATTGAGCTGATCAATAAGGGCGTGAGTAGCAGAGCGAAGAAGGATACATTCATTCGTGAAGTTCAATCTGCCAAACGAAAGGACATGGCCGCTTGGCCTGTGTATAGTTACATCCTGGCTGGTGAAGGCAAGAAGGTAGGTTAATTATGGTCCACTATGAGTACGAGGCAAAGCATATGTCGTTCTACGAGATCAAAGAAGCAAATGGTTTTGTGAGTATATGGTCAATGTATGATGGCGTCAATGATGTCGAAGAGCCATCTCCATATAAGGCAAGAACGATGTCTTATAAAAATAACTGGGGTGAGCCTGTTGATGTAACATTGCCAGAGGGTAATATTACTTGGCTCGATCTTTGGAAGGCTGCCGAGAAGTGTATAAAGCGTTCAGGAGACGACCACCACATTTTTATTGAAGGCTTCAGGCAGAATGGTGGTATTTTGGAGTTGATTACAGGTAGCTAGTTGACTTTCTAACTTAAATCTGTTATAAATATAGACGCAGGTGCCATAACGGGCCTGCGTTTTTTATTTAACTCGCTTATTAAGGAGATAAACTATGACTAGACAAACATTAAGTCTATTCGATCATATCGATCGTCAGTGGCATAACCACACAGTCGGCTTTGACAGAGCATTTGAAATTTTACAGCATGCTGCTAATGTAGCAAAGACGAATGATAACTTCCCACCATACTCATTAGTCAAGAAAGATGACTTCAACTATGAACTGGAAATGGCAGTAGCCGGATTCAGCGATAGTGATTTGGAGATTGTATCTTCAAAGAACCGTCTATCTGTGGTTGGTATGAAGCCGGAAAAAGATAATAAGGAATATATTGTGAAAGGAATTGCAGGACGCAGTTTCGCTCGTGAGTTTGTTCTTGCTGATACTATTGTTGTTCGGAATGTTAATCTTGTTGATGGTATTTTGACAATTGCTTTAGAGAATGTAGTACCAGAGGAGCAGAAGCCAAGGAAGATTACAATTGGAAAGAAGCCAATTGAGTCCAAGGCAGAACTACTTGTTGAAGAAGACAAGTAACTAACAGAAAGGGGGCTGTTCTGGCCCCCTTTCTTTTTTAAATATTAAGATTTGATTAAAGTTTGGCGTCTCCGTATTAAATATTAATGGCAATTCTGCCACTATCGGAGACGTACTAAAATGAAATCCAAGTTAGCTGTATTATTTGCTTTAGCCCTCATCACAATGTCTCACCTTGCTAATGCCCAAGGTAGAGACCAGATTGCTGTCGTTGGCTCATCAACAGTTTACCCCTTCACAACTATTGTAGCTGAACAGCTAGGTAGAAGCGGAAAGTTCAAGACACCTAAGGTTGAATCAACTGGCACTGGCGGTGGTATTAAAATGTTTTGTAATGGTGTTGGTCCTCAGCACCCAGACGCTGTTAATGCATCGCGCGCAATGAAGAAGAGTGAGTTTGATATATGTGTAAAGAATGGTGTGAGTGAAATTGTAGAAATTAAAATTGGTTATGATGGTCTAACGATTGCTAATTCTAAACAAGCCAAGCAAGCATCCCTAACAAAACAACAAGTTTGGCTTGCCCTTGCTAAGCAAGTGCCTGATAGTTCTGGTAACCTTATAGCCAACCCATATAAGATGTGGAATCAAATTGATTCATCGTTGCCAGCAACTAAGATTGAAGTTCTTGGTCCACCACCAACTTCAGGTACGAGAGATTCATTCCATGAATTGTTTATGGAGCCAGGCTGCCCATTTGAAGAAAAGAAGAAGTGTCATGCAATTAGAGAAGATGGTGCTTATGTCGAAGCTGGTGAGAATGATAATTTGATTGTACAAAAACTAAATGCAAATAAGAATGCATTCGGTATATTTGGTTATTCATTCCTCGAAGAGAACACAGATAAGGTTAGAGCTGTGGCTATCAATGGCGTTCTACCAACGTTTGAAACCATCGCTTCAGATAAATATACAGCTGCTCGACCATTGTTCGTTTATGTTAAGAAAGCACATATTAATGTGATTCCTGGCCTAAGAGAGTTTATGGAAGAGTATGTGAGCAATAAAGCCATCGGTGAGGAAGGCTATCTTGCTGATCGTGGATTAGTTGCTCTTGAGAAGTCTGAGCTTGCTAAGTCAAGAACAGACGTTAAATTATTAAAAAACTATAAGCCGTAATTTCGCGGCGCCACAAGGAGAATGAAATGCGTAAAGCAATTCTAGCATCTGTTATTTTAGGTACAATGTTCTCAGTAGCGCAAGCTGCTGATGTTAAGCTCGGCGGTGACTTCGCTTATCGTAATGATAGTCTTGAAGTAGGTCCTACTGACTCAACGCGTGATCGTTTCCGTGCTATTCTAAAAGCCGAAGCCAAGGTCGATGAGAAGGCAAAGGTTGTGTTTGGTCTTCGCACCGGCACAGTCAAGTCATCTTGGAACGACATGGGTGGTGGAAACTCATTGAAAGATATTGACCTCAATTTAGCATATGTTGAATATGCAGCTGCACCATTTGC